TTCCCCAAGATTATTCATAATAAAAATGATAAAAAACATGAATTCCCAAGATATTGAGACCCGAATTGGCGACAATTTGCCTATTCGCATCTTGGAAAAAAACCGATTCGGTGAAGTAATGAGTCCCGCCGTATTAATAAACGAAATATTGGATAATTTACCCGCGCATGTCTGGACCAATAGCGAATATACTTGGTTAGACCCCGCCGCAGGTTCGGGTAATTTTTTCATGGCTGTATATGTCCGTTTATTACACGGTTTAGCCAAGAAAATACCGAATCTAGCGGACCGAAAAAAACACATCTTGGCCAAGATGTTATTTATGATAGAAATAAATCCACAAAATACCAAGATTTTGCGAAAATTGTTCGGCCCCGATGCGAATATTGATACAAAGGATTTTTTATATAGTGAAATCTTGGACAAAAAATACAATATCATAATAGGAAACCCTCCATACCAATCCAATAAAACGGCAAAATATGTTGGTTCGGTCGGCGGACAAACTTTGTGGGATAAATTCGTCGTAAAATCTTTGGAAATCTTGGAAAAATCGGGTTATTTAGCCTTTATAACTCCTGCTAATTGGCGACGACCCGATTCTAAATTATATGATTTAATGACTAGACAAAACCGGTTGCACTATTTACATATTTATAACAAAGCCGATGGTCTGCGTTTATTTCATGTGGAAACGCGGTTTGATATTTATATTATTCAGAATCTTGGTCAGAATCTTGGTCAGAATCTTGGTCAGAATCTTGGTCAGAATCTTGGTCAAGATAAACAGACCAAGAATCCAACTATAATAGATGAAAAGGGCGAAAAACACCAAGATATTGATATTCAAAAATGGCCATTCTTGCCGAATTATGCCTATTCCCAGATTTCCAAGATTTTGATAAAAGATAAAGAACAAGGTATTCCCATTATATTTGATTCGTCTTTATATGATGCTCGCAAACTAACGACACGCAAAACGGCTAAATACCACTATCCTATAGTTCATACAATAACCCAAAAAGGTTTAGGTATTCGTTTTTCGGATACAAAATCAAATGAACAATTTAAACCCAAGATTCTGTTAAATTTTAATGAACGACAATATCCATATAATGACTATCTTGGGAAATATGGTATGTCTCAATTGACTTTTGGAATACCTATACATTCAAAAAGTCAGGGGGATAAAATTGTTGCTACTATAAACTCACCAGTATTTCGCGAGATTATTGCAGCAACTAAATGGTCGGCATTTCAAACCGATTATCGCTTGTTCAAATACTTTTTACCCGATTTTTATTTGAATAAAATGTTTGCAAAATCTTATACTATTCGTAAAAGGCAAAAGAATGGGCAAAAGAATGGGCAAAATAAAAGCCGGAAAAATCGGTCCTAGAACCAAGGCTTCAATTCCAACTGTTTATATTCTCGGTCATGATGCTGCGGTAATTCCAAAGGCACCACTAAAGAACTCTGGTCCTGCATATATTTCATATAAGCGTGGGCTTCATTATATACTGATGGTATCGCATAATCCAATACCAGTTGATTTAAATCTTCCACTTGTTTCGTAATATTCGTAGCATAATGTTTCGCATATTGCATATAAATACTTCGCATAATGATTTTTAATGTATCTATATTTTGGTTAGGAATCAAGTATTTTTGGTCCGACATGTTATACACACCCGCCCGCAAAGCATTCTGGATAATTTGTGTATTTTCTTTAGAGAAATAGACTTGAGCCAAGACATTATTCTCCCATTCTCCGACTAAAGCTTCCCTATATTCGGATGCAGTGTTTTTAACCGAAATCTTCTCAAACATTTGGAATTGTATATCGGGATTCTCAGGTTCCAAAATATTCACACGACCATTATATTTTTCTAAATTAAGGATAGATTTAGGTTTAGCCGAATATGAAGAAGAATACTGCATATACTTTTTATATAATGATATAATATAAAAAATAATGGAAGCATTTTATTTGATTGTATTGGGTGTAGCCACCGTTATTTTAATACTCATTTTAACATTTATTGGTATTATGATGCAGTCGCAGAATAAAGGGCAAGTGTGGCCGCCAGTGGCTAATACGTGTCCGGATAAATGGGCAGTCGATGGTAGTGGTAATTGCAGTATACCAATTAATGGTGAAGCCGGATATTCAAATATGGGTTCTACATCAGGTTCTACACCTTCTTCTATTTCCACTTCATTATCGGCTTATGTTGTAAACGAAAAATTAGACCCCAAACATTCTGCCTGGGCAGCAAAAGGCGCGAGCACAGTATGTGCTCAAAAAAAATGGGCACAAGACAATGGTATAGTTTGGGATGGTATAAGCAATTATAATAGTTGCCCGTCATGAAATAATACTGAAATATTTCACATATATACTTTATTATAGTAAATATGTGTAAATGGGTTGTTGATATAGACCAATGAATATTCAACGGTTTAACCGTTAAGCTACCAGAAAGGACTAATAGCCCCCATTTGGGGGGGGGCTAACAAGTGGATTGTCGCTCTTTACGCAACAATTTACACATGTGTTGTTTTTGGTAGTTTTAGGCATGCCTTCATTTATGTGAGAGACCATACACGGTCTCTCACATAAACAAGTAATACTATTGCAATTCCTTGCGAAATCGCTGGTATTATGAAGGTTAATTTATTCGTTTATTTTTTATTGATTTTCGTTTATTTTTTATTGATTTTCTTTTAGATTTTTTACCTCCTGAGGAGGAACTTGCTCCATTTTTAGGTTTCTTTTCTTTCTTTTTCGTGTCTAAACTAACCTCAGTTAATGCACTCGGTTGAAGCAGCATTCTTAACGCGTCTGAACGACCACCAGCTCTATTCCACATTCCTGTCCTGGCTGAAAGAACACCAGCTGATACGTATGTAGGATCATCTAGAATCAATGGAAGATTGCTTGCAGCAACGCAAGACCCTATGGCTAGGGTTACTGATGTTTCTGCTAGGGTTACTGATGTTTCTGCTAATAGACTCAGCATATTTGTACCGACTTGGGAAGATTTATCAATTAATTCTAAAATATTATCAGATGCTTTACTTGTAACCTTTAATAGTTGGGCTTGATGTTCTTTTATAGTGTCCATTAAACGGGTTTCTTCATCTTTTAATGCTATATATTCTGGACTGTTCATATATTCCTTTTGATGTCGAGCAAAATAATCTTGCTTATTTACTAACACTCTGCCTATTTTAATTTGTTGTTCTTGTATAGCACGTTCTAATAGTTCTCTTTCTTTGCTTGGCTTAAAACTTAGAGTCAATGGTCCAACCACTGGTATTGCGAAAATCGTCATTTCACCAATGTTTTTAGGCGGCAACCTATTAGAACCTAAAGCCATTCTAGTAACAATATGAGTTACTAATCCACCTAAAACAACTCCAGCAACAACAACTATAGCTGTAAGCCTTACGCCGTGCGCCCCAAAGTTAACTGGATCAACGGCCATGCAACTAATTTCCCTTACCGTACTACCTGCAATATTAGTACAAGTTTCATAACTTGCAGGACATGCTTTACTCATTCCAGTGGTAACACCGTAGAAAAAGCCTTTTTGTGTCCATTTATGCCATTCGTTATTATTTACAATCTTATCTTCTGCCCATATATTACCAAATGGGCCATTACTTAAACAATCACCTACAACAGGTGCAGCAAATGTGATTGTGGGTAATCTAAAATAAGACCCACATGTGTTGAGAAAAGTACCCCCTATAAATAAAAAATTAAACAAACACCAAAAAACAAATGATTTTCCTCCGGTTACTAACATTAATATTATCTGTTCAGCCATTGATATAAACGTAAAACATATTGACCCGGAAAATACAGCGCCAGTAATGCCTATACCAAGTTCTATATTTTTTTCTGTTTGTAATTGTTTTTGTTGTTTAAGCATTATAGTATCTACTTGCTCTTCCATTTCTTTTCTTCTTTTTTCAAGATGCTGTTGTATTCTGGTCTTGTGTGCTTTCAAGGTTTCTTCTAAACCTTCTATAGTGTTGCTTATTCCAGCGGTAATCCCATTGATTATCGTAACAAGATTCGTTTTATCATTATCACGGGTACGCTGCTCATTTCCCACCAGACTAACTAACTGTCCAAACATAGCCGCATGGTGGTCTTGTAAAGGCATGCGTTGTAAAGCATTATTATTATTATTCAGTGATTGTTGTTGCTGAAAGATGCCTTGTAAAACAACCTTTCCACTATTATCATCACTGCTATCATCATCATCATCATCACGTTTAACGCATTTGTTATTATCACATATATTGCAATCATCTTCATTACATTCATTATTAGAAGAACAATCCTCAGTGCATTTTGCACCACCGGTTTTTGAATTAAATTTTGCACCACTCCTCTTTTTATCACACGGTGTTTTTAACATTTCATAAAATTCATTAACTGTTTTTTCATGGCCTGGACTAAGCTTCCCTAATAACCCCATTTTTTCTAAAATTTTTAAACTCTCAGGCACTCGCGCCATATTCAATAACATTCGGCAATTTTCTTTCTCATAATCAGACAACCCCAGTATACCAAACATAATTGTTTGTAAACATATTTTTATATACAATTCAATATGTTTAACAGACAATATTTGTATATTAAATTCTAATTGAATTTTAAAACTTAACATATCCATAATTGCTTGAATAGATGATATTGTTTCGTCTATTAAATTTTTTGGTAATTGATCTGGTAATTGATCTGGAGTTTGTTTTAATCCTCTAAATACATTTGAGTTGGCTGTACTTGGAGTAAATCGGGGTTTAACGCCTACGGGTTTTCTAAAAAATTTATTCATTATTTATATATAATAAACAAACATATTATTTTCGTGAAAATTTGATAATATGTCCCGGTTCGGAATATGTATAATCCATTCCTTTTGCTAAAATAGTTTCACGTTGAATTAAATGTTCAATCGCGGCAGATTCGTCAATCGGCGGTGTATACATTTCCATGACTTCATATTTCAATCGTCGTAAATGTTCAATTTTAGGTATCAAATCATCTATTTGCATTTGAACCGCCGTCTTCAATATTTCAGCATCACTCGTCTTTGCATATTCCGCCAATATGGTGCGTATATCCCCCATAACTTCATATATCTCTTCGTTTTTACGCACAATCAATTCGCGACGATGCATATTATTATGTATTTGATTATAATTGTCTAAAGATAATTTATACAACTCACTATTTTCCGTATATTTCTCTAATTGTTGTTTGAATAAATGGTCGGCGACTTTCTGTTTGGATACATAGTTAAATAGCGTATCCAATTTCTGTATAATAATATCTTCCTTAGACCCATCTAAAAACTCTTTCAATGTGATTAAAGAATAATACTGATTATCCACATATCCATTGAAAATCTGTATATTCAGGTTGCATGGTGCCGATTTGTCGCCACATAAAGCAATATATTTGTTATCTTTCTTGGCGAATACTGTGCCTACTGCACGCTTGCAATTCACGCATGGTGCTTTGACTGACGACGCTTTCAATTTCCCGATTTTGCGATTCGGTGCATTTTTAAATGCCGTCGTTTTCATCGCCTTTTCTTTGACTTCATATTTACATTTTAATCGGAAATACTCGTTTAATCCCTCTATAAAATCCATTTTGACTTCAATCTCTTTACCCTGACTAGAATGTTGACCTGTATTAGTCGCATTATGATATATTTCCGCCATTGGGTTATTTTCCATACGAAGTTCACGCAATTCGGCAGGTACATTTTCTAATACCATCAATTTATTATTCGCACAATGAAGCACTTTTAACGCAATTAAATTGGCTAAATTGAGTCGGGTAATTTCATTATTATCGCAATCAAAATCCACTATAGATTCAGGAATCTTGGTCAATTCACTCAATTTATTATGCGAACAATTCAATCGTTCTAAACGAGACAAATCTTGGAATGCTAACTCTATAATGGAATTATGAGAACAATTCAGTTCAACTAATGATTCAGGTAAATAGTTCAAAGCTACTAATAGATTGTGTGCACATGTGAAATGCGTCACAATCTTGGGAATATGAGTAATGTCGGTTAGTTTTCCCTCACCTAAATGAATTCGTTTTATTTTTTTGAATCCCAAAGAATCTAATACAGACAAATCCAATTCACCGCTCAATGGCTCGTCAATGTTAATTTCGCCGGTTGATGAGGCGGATAAAGAACCGACAATATCATTAAATCGTTGTTGTGCCGTATTATTTTCAGTTAAAATATATTCGCGTTCTTCTTGGATATTCATTGATAATCTAATATATCATTTTGTTTTTTTACATCATTTTTCATAAAATTGAAATACTATTATGAAAAATTATAGATAGTATTTAACCAACTAACTATATTATTATTATCAACCATGTCGAGAACAGTTCAGGTTATGTATTACGAAAATTATTGTGAGGTTGATGGAAAATATTATACAATTCAGTTTCCGTTTGAGTGGATTTTAGCCGAGTTGAATGAACCGATTTGTCTGGCTTGTGCAGAACAAGCCAGTTATAATGGTGTGCGTATTGGGTATTGCGTAATGTGTTCTGAAAAATGGTCAAAAGAGAACGAAAAAATAAAAGAAGAATATACTGGACTTCTAAAAAGCGGCGGCGGCGGATTTATGCATGGAGAAGAGCGATATCCGGACGATTTGAATTCAACTTCAAATACTTATTTGAAGGATGTGATTATAAACACGGTAGGTGATAAAGTCCGTTTTGGCGATACGGAGCAGATACTAAAAGAAAAATATGCTAAATGGGAAGAAGAAATGATGGCCGAAGAAGAAAATGAAGCGAAACGATATGCACCAGAATATCGTTTTGGTCGCGAGATAAAAGAAGACCCAGATTATGGTTATGGGAGTAATCAAAATGGTGGATATGACTCATATTAGTGTAAATTAGTCGTAGCATTGATTCCCGGATTCATCATAGGCAAACTGGTAATTCCAGTAGTATTTGTTTGTATAACTTGTTTTTGTTGTGTTTGGTAAAATCGTATTTTAGACATTATATATTCTTGGTCTCTCATCATCTTTTGGTCTAATTCATATGGTGATTTTTTACTATAATAACAATAATATAGTGCCGAACCGAAAATAGCGATAAAAAAAAATAAGATGCTAAAATTCAATATATAATAATATGTATTCGTGCGAGTAGTATGACTCGTTTGTAACATGGTTTGCAAATAATTTTTCACATTATGTTCTATTAATCGTGGTATCGCAATTGGTTCATTCATTTCATATACACCTTTAGCCGATAATTTATGCTTTCACAAATCGCATATTTCGTCCATCTGAGTAACTATGCAAATCGCCCAATTTACTCCATATCGCATTTGAATAATATGTATCATTTCGTCTTTTAACCGATTTAGGCATTCAAATTCAATTGTATTTACACATTATGCGAATATATTTATGTCCAATTATGTATCGCTATATTATACCTAATGTCGAGTAATCCCAATAAACCAAATCCCAATAAACCAAATCCCAATAAACCAAATCCCAATAAACCAAATCCCAATAAACCAAATCCCAATAAACCAAATCCCAATAAACCAAATCCCAATAAACCAAATCAATCAGTAAACTCGCCTATACTTTTAATTTCATTGATTTTATTTATAACATTAATTATTCCTTATGTAGCATTATTTTACTCATCAGATTCAGTGATTACACTTGAAAATATAACTGCGTTATTACCATTCTTTATAAATACATCAACTCCCGATTTTGCAAAATCAAATACGAATATATTTGTAGAACTTATGGGTAAGCTACGACTTAATAAATTTTATTTATTTATAGCAGTATTATTATTAATTACAATTATTCAACTTTATGTTATATATGGATTCATATTAGGCGGCGATATTTCTTATAGCAAACAAGTATATGGTATCATTTCGGCGTGTTTTTTTAGCACAGTATTTGTTACATTTATACTAATTGAAGCTTTTCCATATTTAGTAGAAATATTTGAAAATACGATTGGCTATGGGGTTTTATGTTTAATTAACCCTTTGATGGGAGATTCTTCAAATATTCAAAATAATCTGCAAATATATCTTGATAAAAACAAAACTACAACAGATAATTGCGATTTTTTATTAACATCCATGAATATATTTAATATGAATAACGTCATATATAATTGGTGCAGACCGGCCGACCCCACTGCCGTACAAACGTTCAATTTTTCTATGAAGTTTTCAGACGCCGACGAAGAGAAAACCAATTCATCTGACCCTAAATATATAAAAAATAATCACCGTTTACGTCGTATATATAATATGGTATTAGGTAAACATATGATGGGTCATTTTGTATGGATATATTTTGCTAGTCTAGTATCCACATTTTCTATGATAAAAGCTTTACCAAATACATACGGCAGAATACCACTTACTCATATGTAATTCATATTTTATGACCATAACACGTCATAAAATATATAGCACAAATTCACATATAAGCCAAATAATACAAAACAAATGTATAAATCAAAATAGCTAAAAGAATAGATATTATCCAAATCGGTATTACCGTTTTATTGCGGTATCCTACCCCGAATTCGCGGAATCCACCTTCATCCGTATATATGAAATTGGGTTTTACTATATGAATAATGGTAATAATAATCAAAAATAGGAGAATAGATACCGATAATTTATTGATACGAATGATTTGTTTCAATGAATACATGTTTTTGCTATACATTGATGAGAATAAAAACGAGCTCATTCTCGCTCAAAATCGCCATCGTTTTCATCGCCATAATAATTACCATCCATATAATCATCACCCAAATGTGCGATATCATTCGCTTCCAAGTCATATTCTTGGTCCACTTCGGCGGCATTATCCGCTTCCAGTTCATATATATCACGTTCAGGCACATCCCCCGTATCGTCTAAATTGGCGACATTATTTAATTTATTAATTATATTATTGCGTTCTGTATCATAAGCACTTTTATTGTATTTGACTAGGCCGACTTGCTCGCCCCATCGTCCCAATTTAAACGTCTTTTCCAAGTTTTTGATTTTGCGTTCTTCCGAATCCATATTTTTGAAAAAGTCGGTAATCATTTTCTTTTCTTCGCTCTTGGACCGATGCATTTTCGCCATTATATCTTTATACGTCAAATCCACAAATGCTTTGTTTTCTTGGTCAATAGTTAAGAATGTGATTAATAATTGCGCGGTTCGGCGTTTCAAATCTTCGGTATTTCCCATAGTGATTTGTATTTCTTGGGCATCTATTCGTTCTTCGGCTTCATCTTCGTCATCAACTTCATTAATAGTTTGCATAGTGTCGCCCAAGTCGCGATGTTTTTTGCGACGGTCCATTTTCTTTACTTGTATATCCGTATGCAATAACTCGACATCATCCGTAATCGCAATATATTCATATATAACCGATAACCACAAGTATTTCATGAGCAAATAAATCGTCGGTTTATCAAACATCAAATAAAAAGTGTGTTCTTCTTTGTGAATCGGCGTATAAATGGGTATATATTGAAGCAAAATATTCAAATCTATTAATTTTATTTGCATTTCTCGCAATAATGTCGCAATAATACCATCTTGTTTGAATTTATTAAGAGGTGTATAATATTTACGAATAATACGGGAAATATCGTCTTTATGAAAATCCGAAAATCCCCAATGTTTATGCACCGTATCAATTTCCACATTATTTAATATCATTTCGGGGAAAACTTTCGTCATGGATGCGACCGAATTTTTCATAAATTGGACAATACTATACAATCCGGAATCATTCTTCGGTTCATTCTTGGGCTGGTCCACAGTCCAAGTGCATATATTTTCCATAAATATTTCCAGATGCTCCAAATCACGTTTAGATAAATTACCAAACCGATTCAAAAAATCGACAATAGAATCATACATTAAATGTATAGAAGACCCTAAATCATTCTTGAGTTTCGTTGTCGCCTCGGTATCTTCCATACGCAACACTTTGGGATTAAATTCTTCCAAGATATTCAATAAATTAGTTCGCAAACGTTGATGGATAACCAGCGAATCTTTTTCGTCTAAAAACTCCAAGATTTCTTTTAACGCTTTCGTCTTGGAAAACGGGGAAGTAGATTGAACATTGACTATATTATTGGAATTCACTATATTCATTAATTGGTTTAATTGGTCCAAGGTGAACCGCTTCCCATTCTTTTTCAAAAAATCCACCTTTTCTTCCAATGACCAATGCGGCATATATCCCGCTGGCCGTTCTCCGCATATTGGTTTAAATTCTTCGGGAACAGGAATGTCTCGGTCAAATCGGCAATAGTAAATAAACGCGGCGTATATATTCATATCAAAATGTTCGGCGGGCATAGGTGGTCGGCGTATTTCCGTATTTTCCGGATGATATAATACCGCGGCACGAGACAATTCGTCGGCATTTGCTACAACTTGACCAAGATTCGCGATTATTTTGCTATATTGGTCAATCGTCGGGTCTTCATCAGTGAAATAATCCAACGTTTTTTGCGTATTATTCTCATTACAACATGCATTCTGCAAAAACGGGACATTGGAAGCCGTCTTTAAAAGTGTGTCTTTTTTCGCCACTATACCATTAATTAATTCAAATATACCATAACTATATTGTAAAATCTTGGTCTTGAATACATTCAAATGTTCACGCTGGTCGCGATGTCCGCGACGCATTAAATCCAATAATTCATCCTTATAATCCGCCGACACAGGATGCAACGTTTTCACTACGGTGAAAGCGACAACGGGCGGTAAAAACTGACGCCATTTACTAATACTATGCTCTTCGGGAATAACTTCGTCGGGATGTAATAGCACATATTCGCGTTTTTTAATATACAAATCGTTGATATCGGCCCGGGGAACCAACATGGTCGCCAAGATATCGCGAATCCCTTTATTGATAATGGCGATGGGCACCTTTTGTATAGAATTCCACGGTTCAGTAGAACTTTTCGTTTTATTAATCACACATGCTATATAGACTAGACCCGTCGTATCTTCTTCGCCGCCATCTAAAGGAAATCCACTGAATGAACGAATACATCCCGGTGCAGTCAATGTCGGTTTGAATGCCGGTGTTGCGGTTTGCAAGCCAATGAGCATCACGGCACCGACAATCATAATAATCGTCTGATTGCGGTATATTTGGTATGGAACCGGACGCTTGCCTTTTTGTTTCTCCATTTTATCCGCAAATACATTGTATGTTAATTCGCATTTTATCTGCGTTTCTATTAATTCAATCGTAATTCTCAACACGAATTCTTCTAATCCATCTGATGGTATACCAAGATTGGTGCATAATGCATTGTATATATTATACACAGTTTGTGAGGTTTCATTTTCAAATACTTTATCACGATTACGGAGAGCTTCTTCTATCGTCGTTTTCAGGTCCTTTTCCAAGATTTCGTGGCTTGTTATTTTGAACCCCGATTCGTCATATCCTTCATCTGAAGATAAGTCCATTTTTTTTATAATATATCCGCTATATTTATCTACGATTGAATCGCCATCATCGCTTAATACGCCCTGTTTGCGGCATAATTCGTCTTGTTTTTGTTGATAATTCGTATTATTCGTATAAGCTTGGGCTAATTGTAAAACCGATATAGGTAATAATTTGGTATTGGTCTCTATACAATATAACCAATGTGTATCATCGTTCAATTCGGCGACCATGGGTTCGCGGCAATAATTCGCGGCAAATCGGCAAAGGTCAAACTGGCGTTTAATAAAATCATCTTGGGAAAGTATGAAATCGCGGAGTTTAAAATAAGGCGATTGTATCAAATCTTCAGTGGCGGTAGCCAAGCGTCCCAATTCAAACGCATAATTATTAGATTTATATAGTTGGATTTCTCTTAACATACGAGATTTCAATAACATTTTCATATAATATTCAATGTCGTGTTCATTAGCTGCTTCCATTTCTTTGATAGTTTTAGTATAACGGGTATCGGCTTCTGCTAATAACTTTTTCTTGGCGATTTGTTTAATACGGAGTTCCGAATCTTGTTCTATATCTTCGCATGCGGTCGTATTTATATTTTTGAAGCAGATTTTGCTCATATTGCAAAATAGTGCATTATTATCAATAAATGCATATTCGTCAATTACATTGTCTTTGACCCACGTATTCTTGATGCGTTTATAATAATGCGTGATTTTTCGCGAATTGCCTTCCATTTCAATTTCGGCCTTTTCTTTCGGAGATAGCGACGATTCATCAATACTGGCGGGCAATTGTGGTCGCAATTCCAATATAGCATATTCGCCATCTTTTACCGGTTTTTTCCCTGCGATTAATGTGGCGGCGGTTTCTCTAGCCAATTCATTAAATCTTGGGAAATCATGTTTTTGAATTAAATTCTCGGCCAAGAATTCCACAAAGTCTTCCGCCAAGATTTTCTTTTGGTCCTCCTTGTATAGTTTTAATATATTATATGGCGTATCATCAAATTCCGTATCATAAATGATTTCCACATGGTTATCTTTCTGCAAATCTTGGAGTTTGGTATATCGTTTCGCTATATATCGGCGAACACAGTCAGTCGGTTTGATTTTTTCCAGTTCGCCCATATCCACTGCTGCCGTAGGTTTGTTCATTATTTTCATGAATTCGCTATCTGGTATAGTCAGATTCAAGTTCAAATTCGCGATTAATTTGAATAATAATTGTCCATTATCTTTACTTAAAATAGAATAAAACATTTCCGACGGTGGAACATCCAGTATTTGATATGATTCGTAAAACGATGCAGATAATGCTTTATTATTCATCATTATGCGTTCAAGTCCAGTCGCCATGAAAAAATGTTTATCAGTTTTACCTATATTGACGGTTTTATTTGTATTAGAACTAATCAAATTCTCGGGATATTTCGCATTGCGAATAGCGGCAAATTCGCCAGACCGCGTAACAATCCGTTTCTTATATTCTTGGATACGTTCTTTGATGAAAAATCGGAGTTCCATGTATTGTTGATATATGATGTCTTCGCTATATACCATAAATGGCTCTAATTCGCGTATAATTTTCACCATAGTCATCTTATCTTGGATATACGGCCGTATTAACCGAATTAAATTCCGCGATTTGGGTATAATAACTTTCAACATTTTCTCTAATTTGTCGTCTTCGCCATCCAATGTATCATCCAAAACATATTCTTTGATATTAGATAAAAAATGTTGTTTGCTATTTTCTTCTAATTTTTCATAATCAATTTCCGTGTCGAATTGGTCAACGATATATTGGTCTGGACCACTCAATTTTGACCGAGAATTCAATAGACGAAATAGCAATAATGCATGACTACTGAGCGATGCTCGTTCCATAATATTCGTGCTTGGTAACTCAACCTTGGAATATCGCACAACGGATTGCGGGAGTGTAATCAGGGATTTCAAGTTCATCGTATCATTTGGGGTATTATTTTTGCGGACATAAATGCGTCTTCCCGTATTAGACATTTGCGGTTCTAATGTCGTATTACCCAAATTATATCGCTGTATTACGTATTTTTGCTTGGATAATTCCGCGTGTTTAATCACGGAACTTTCAAAATTCTCTAAATTATAAACTAATGAATCTAAATTGGTTTGAACCACCAAGCCATTCGCCAAATTAGTATCCAAATTGTCGGATTCAAATGGCGTCATATATGGGTCAATACGTTTCAACATGTTCTTGTATTTGACTACTTCACCCTGTTCCGCATGATTTATATAATAATTATTTTGAACGATACTTTCTTGGTATAAATCCGATTCATAATCAAGCGATATCATATCTTTGGGTTCTAATGAAAATCCATCATTAGCGGGATGATATATCTTGCGTTTATTTGTGACTACGGGTAATATCCATTTTAATCGCGTATCCATGCGGCATATGCGTTCTATTAATGGCTTATGGTCCGGACCGATGATTTTCATATTGCGAATAGACCCCGAGTCATCAAATAACGAATATTGTTGTCGTAATTCCTTGAATCGTGTAATGAGACGATGTATATTATCTAATACGGATTTGGTGCGTTTACTATTGGGTATAGTAGACAACAATTCGTCTAACATATTACTGACTTGGGTCTCAATAGTATATCGTTTTTCACGCTCGGCGATTTCCACTACTTGTTCAATTTCTTCCTCTTCATCCCCGAATATGATATCATCTGCATCAATATAAATACTGTGTAGGGCAGCACGAATATCGGGAACCGGTTCTAATTTTTCCTCTTCTTTTTCCTCTTTATTACTTTGGCTTTGGTCTAAGCTTTGTTCTTCTTCACCTTCTTTGTTGCCCTGTTCCAATCTTACCAACGATGTTATCGGTCCAAGTTGCTCAGGTTTTTTGCGTATAACAATTTCGCGAATGGGAACATCGGCAGGTAATCCCTTATACTCAAAATCAATATAAATAACATCTAAACTAGGATAAATAGTCAATTCTATCATGTCTTCCTCTAAATTAGTAATCTCGCCGGTAATAATTGTTGGAAAATCGCCGCCAAAATGCACATCAATCCATTGCTTAGGTAAAAGTCCGTTTTGTCTCGCATAACCTTTTTCATCACCCCGACTTAATAATTCAATTAATTCTATGGATTCGTCGGTAATATCACCTTCATCCGTTATATTTAATTCGTATGATAGTAAAGAAGTCACATTAATTAATTTTATTACCGATTCCGATATATATGTGATATAAAACGTATGTTCGTGAATATCGGAATTTCTTGGGGCCTTTATTTCAATAATATCGCCATATTCTAATGTAATCTCGTATTTTTCATTTTTATTAGAATCCATTTATTAGCACCTAATATACAATTATAAATAAATTCTATATGCATCTACCGAATTTGCATAAATATATTGCATAAATAAGATAAAGATATTATTGGATTATAGTGTAGACAAATTCCCCCATCATATTATTTTTTCATTATGGATACCGAATCAAAACCTTATGTATCCTATACATTCAACTCCGCCGATTTTGGAGATAATCCTAATATTATTCGGCATCATTATCAAACAAACAAGGCGATGTATTCTATTATAAATCAAGATTCACAGTTGTTACCAGATGGTGATATAACTCATCGCAAATTTCGGTCAGTTATTATGACGAATGAACCTACATCGTCTTTATTAGCATTTACGCCGCCAAAGTCAATCACATATGAAAATTTCACCGAATTAAATCCGATAATAACCCAAAATATGTTAATCACTGAGATTATTGAAGGCACAATGGTCACATTATTTTACGACCCGCGAATACAGTCTTGGGAAATTGCTACTAAATCGGCGGTTAGTGGCGAATATTTTTATTTTAGAACGGAATATAATAATGCGGAAAAAACACAACCAACATTTCGTTTAATGTTTATGGATGCATTAAGGGCCGCCCGAGAAGACGAATTAAATGATGTCGCTATTTTATCGGGATTATCTAAAAATTATTCATATACATTTATTTTACAACATCCCGAAAATCATATTGTATTAAACATTGAACATCCCGAATTATATTTGGTGGCCATTTATGATATTAGTGATAAACATGCGACTGCGATTCCATTGCCTATATTTCGCAATTGGTCGTGTTTCCATTATATTGGCGGTATTATTAATTTTCCATTACAATATAGTGTTTCACCGGCTACTACATATGCAACATTATTGGGACGTCATACTTCTATACAAAATGACCATAGTCAGGTCGGCATTATGATTACTAATTTGGAAACGGGTCATAGATGCAGTTTGAAGAATCCCACTTATATCAATGTGCATACGTTGCGAGGAAATAACCCGAATTTATTATATCATTATTTGTGTTTACGACATATGGACAAAGTCGAAGAATTCGTTGGATATTTCCCTAGATATAAGAAATTATTTTATGGCTTCTATGAACAATATATGAGTTTTGTGAAAAATGTGCATCAATCGTATATAGAATATTATGTGATGAAAACTGAACAAATCATTTCGGGTCAATATATGTCGCATATTTATAAGTTGCATCATTCGGTTTATTTACCGTCATTATCTAGCGATACAAAAATCATTATCACTAAATTTGTAGTATTGAATTATTTGAATGGCTTAAGTCCGGGGAAAATGCTGTTTGCCCTGAATTATCCGAATTCATGTTAGATTTGGAGGTTAGTATTATATGACTGCATAACCGTCATATAATAAATTGGATTCATGGCTTATTGTGGATACATGGCTTATTGTGGATACATGGCCGATAATTTGCTCAAATTCTGCATATATTTCATGGTGCTTTGTTGATTTAATTCGCTCATATTGCGAATCGGTTCACGTAAAGTATCTATAATTTTCATGATTTCATTTGCATTAGCTAAATTCGCCAAGTCATTTTCATAGCTTTTTTCATATATGAATTTAATATCTCCGGATTCTATGACGGCGGCATATGGCGTATAAATATACGAAAACCATACCTTTAATATAGCTGTGGGATTCGCCCGTTTTATCATATCAAATGATGTCCTCGCATTTTGTATTTCAAAATTATCTGGAATAATGGATATAATATCATCTATAAATTCAAAAAAATGTATATTAAATGCTCGCATAATTGTAGTTTTATCTGTGGCCATATTTTACAAAAAATGTGTAGAAACTAAATATACATAATCGTAAATATTTATATTTGTTTTTTATAACTAATATAACCCGTTGAATAAATCAGATAAACTGATTCGTTTGAGCAGCTTGTTTTGGAATATCATTATTTCGGTGCTGCTCAATCACATCTACCGTAATATTGGATGCGACTTTATCGGGGCGGTATGAATCGGGTGGTGTAGGAATAAATACAGTATCATGCGTCGCAGGCACATAATTATACATTTGTCTCGCACCACCGCGACCTTTTGCACTCAACTCATCTGAACTCATATCATAAGGTGTAAATTTTTCCGATGTAATATTCATTCCATTATTAGATAATACTAAAGGAACCCCCATAGGTTCGCCGTTTTGTTTAGTTGTTGGATGGACCTGGTCAGAAACAGTTGGTTGATAATATTTGATAATATCATCACCTAATACCACGTTGTAGTTATTTTTTACTTGTAATAGTGCTGGAACACTGTGCACATTCGGCGGCATAGTAACCCGTTTTCCATTTTCCAAAACGATATACATTTGATTATTCTGTGCATCTCGCACTCGTTTATCAATGCATATAAAGTTCAATTTATCCGACATATTTCCTTTAACTAAAAATTGTAATACTTTTTGCGAATGTTTGCAATGGTTGCTATAATACAAAATATCCATAGTTATACTATATTTTGTATTTTTAGGCGGATAAATCAACGCATTATAGGCTATTGATACACATGGAATATAATAGACGATTCTGGAAATAGAATATTCCATAAACCAAAGATATCATCAACATTTTGTAGTAATATGACGGTCCACGTTTGGTAGATATGCCGATAAAGAGAGCGGAAAGGATGACGAATGCGAATAAAACAAATCCAATGATGGATAAATAATAGAAATAAATGCAATATTCTCGGCTGAGAGGACCGTAAAGAGTTTCCATTATAGAAGACATTGTGTAATTATTATATAATATAGCCCAAGATTAAAAAACAGTTTTATGCTAAATAATATATGACTAATTTATTAGATGAAAAACCTAAACTTTGAAATATTTTATTCGTATTTTTGTGCGAATTTAAATGTACATAGATATATAGTATTATGGATAATTCGCTTATATGGAAAATTATAGATTCACATTTTGCTGATAATCCCCAATCTTTAGTAAGACATCATACCGAATCTTACAATGATTTCTTCAAAAATGGAATATATCAAATATTTAAAGATAAAAACCCGATTCGTATAGCATCGCGATTTGACCCCGCAATAAATGACCATCGGTCCCAATGTAATATGTATTTCGGGGGCAAAGACGGTTCAAAAATATATTTCGGCAAACCTATTATCTATGATGAAGGAAATACTCATTATATGTTTCCCAATGAAGCCCGATTGCGAAATATGACGTATGGTATGACTATACATTATGATATTGAAGTTGAATTTATTGATATCTTGGAACCAGGCGAAGTTCCGTCTATAATCGGTGCAGAAATGGTAGAAGAATTGAAAACCGCCGGCGGTGAATTAGAACTAGTTGATGCATTTGACCCTAATTCTCTAAATACGCCTTTGCTAAATTTTAAAGTGAAAAAAGGAGGAGAAGGCGGAGAAGGCGGAGAAGAAATACAAGAAGGTGGCGGTCCTAAAGGCCATAAGAACCGACGTGAAAAAAATCCCGATATGCAAATGACGCCGGCAATGGCCGCCATGTTACGCGAAGCCACCGAAAAATCCATGATAAATCAAAATACTCAACGTCGCGAAATTACTCTGGAAAAGGTCTATCTTGGGAAATTTCCTATAATGGTTCAATCCGATTTTTGTATATTAACTGGTCTACCCCGAGAAATGCGATATAATGCGGGTGAATGTAAAAACGACATCGGCGGATATTTTATTATAGATGGTAAAGAAAAAACCATCATTCCCCAAGAAATGTTCGCGAATAATATGCTCTATATTCACAAAATAGACGGCGATGATAAATATACCCATTCTGCCGAAATCCGGTCAGTCAGCGAAAATGTGTCTAAACCAATCCGCACATTTTCGGTGAAAATCGTCGCACCTACCGGAAAATTCACAAATCGCAATATTGTAGTTAATATTCCCAATGTGCGAAAACCCGTCCCCCTTTTCATCGTATTTCGTGCCTTGGGATTCATATCGGATAAAGAAATCATAACTATGTGTCTTCTCGACTTGGTTAAATACGAATCTATGATTGATATATTTATACCATCAGTCCACGATGCCGGCGGTATTTTGACCCAACAAACCGCACTCAAATATATAGCCACGTTGACTAAAGGCAAAACCGTCGGCCATGCACTAGAAATATTGACTGACTATTTTCTACCTCATATCGGCGAAATCAATTATGTCCAAAAAGCATATTATTTAGGATATATCGTATTTCGTCTGTTATCAGTCAGCACCGGCATTGAACGGTCCACTGACCGCGATAACTTCAAATATAAACGTCTGGAACTCGTCGGCTCCCTCATCAACGATTTATTCCGCGAATATTATTCCATGCAACAAAAATCCATACATTTAGCATTTGAAGAACGATTGTATTATAATCAAAGCATGTATGAAGCCAATTTGTTCGGACTAATACATCAAAACTATCGCGAAGTTTTTCGGGAACGAACCGTTGAATCGGGATTTAAACGGGCATTCAAAGGCAATTGGGGTGCATATACTCATACTAAACGTATCGGCATTATCCAAGATATGAACCGTCTATCATTCAATTCGGCTTTAAGTCATTTGCGTAAAACGAATTTGCCTATGGATGCGAGTGTGAAACTAGTCGGTCCACGCGTATTACACAGTTCACAGTGGGGTATTATTGACCCGATAGATACACCCGATGGCGGCAATATCGGCTTGCACAAGAGTTTATCTATATCTACCTATGTAACTCGCGGATATAGTCGCGAACCGATAATTGAATGGTTGCGTGAGAAAATCAATATGAAATTGGTGGAGGAATGCACACCGCCCATCTTGGCGAATATGACCAAGATTATGGTAAATGGATTTTGGGCGGGGGCAATTGATGACCCTATTGAATCTGTTGCGAAGATGAAATTGTTTCGCCGCAATGCACTTATCCCGATTTATACGAGTATTACATTTGAAATCCGGACAAATACTGTTTTTATTTATACGGATGCAGGCCGACTTTGTCGGCCTATCTTTTATCGCGATGAATTGACTGACCAAATTTCCTATAATAAAAAGGATGTGTTATCTTCTTTAGCGAATGGCGAGTTTTCGTGGGCCGAGTTAATCAGCGGATTTAATAAAAAGAAGATTGAACCGGTGGATGGACAATTATATGAATTACATGAATTATATGCCGGTATAGAAGCCGAATCTAATCCCGCCAGATTAGACCGTTTCTTGGCGAAAAAGGCGATTATAGATTATATTGATGGAAGTGAGAGCGAGAATGCATTAATCGCAATAAATTCCCAAGAATACGAAATAAATAATACAATTGATATTGATAATACTAAAAATAAGCCCAAATCACGTCATACACATGCCGAAATCCATGAATCCCTTATCTTGGGAATGATGTCTAATCAAATCATTTTTCCCGAAAATAATCCACCTACACGTGATTCATTTTCATGTGGCCAAAGCAAACAAGCCGTTTCCATGTATCATACTAATTTCCAAATGCGAATGGACAAGACGGCCGTGGTATTGAATCGCGGCCAAGTCCCCTTGGTAAAATCCCGATTTTTGCAATACATTAATCATGAAGAGAATCCCTATGGTGAAAATGCGATTGTTGCTATCATGTGTTATACCGGATACAATGTGGAAGATGCGATATTAGTAAATGAGGGGGCATTGCATCGTGGACTATTCCGCACAACTTATTATAGCACATATGAAGCACATGAAGAAAGCAGCACAAATGGCGACGTTGATGTGGATAAACGATTGACTAATATTGAAAGCGAAGAGAATGTGGTAGGCACTAAACCCGGGTATGATTATAGCCATTTGGATAAATATGGATTAATTCGGGAAGGCACGGCTGTAAATGATAAAACAATTTTAATAGGTATGACGGCGGGGTCGAGTTCGGGGTCTAGTCGCATTGATAATTCAAAAGGTCCCAAGAAAGGACAATTGGGTATAGTAGATAAAACGTTTATCACTGATGGCGAAGCCGGTGAACGTATTGCGAAAGTCCGATTGAGAGAAGAACGTATCCCCGCAATGGGAGATAAAATGGCTAGTCGCAGTGGACAAAAGGGAACCATCGGTCTAGTCATTCCCGAATGTGATATGCCGTTTACCAAAGACGGCTTGCGTCCCGACCTGATTATTAACCCACATGCCCTACCATCGCGTATGACGATTGGCCAATTAGTGGAATGTATTACGGGTAAAGCGTGTGCGATGTATGGTGCTTTCGGTGAATGCACGGCCTTTCAAAATCGGGGGTCTAAAATCGGCGTTATTGGGGAATTACTGCCCAATGTCGGGTTTCATTCAAGTGGAAATGATGTATTATATAATGGAATGACTGGACAACAATTAGAGGCAGAAATCTTCATGGGTCCTACTTATTATATGCGATTGAAACATATGGTCAAAGATAAAATCAATCATCGTGCTCTAGGTCCCCGGTCGGCTCTTACCAAACAACCCGTCGGCGGTAGAGCAAATGATGGCGGTCTACGTATTGGCGAAATGGAACGCGATACTGTTATCTCACATGGAATATCCAATTTTTTGACTGAATCTATGATGGAACGTGGCGACAAATATTTCATCGCAGTGTGTAACCAGACGGGTATGATTGCGATATATAATCCAGCCAAGAATTTGTTTATGAGTCCTATGGCGGATGGGCCTATACGCTTGACTACGGCGTTGGATGATAATATACAACTAGAACATGTTACTCGGTTCGGACGTAGTTTTAGTATTGTGGCGATTCCATATTCTTTGAAATTGTTGATACAAGAATTGCAAACGATGAATATACAAATGCGTATTATTACCGATGATAATATCCAACAAATTGAAAATATGGCGTATTCCAAGAATATTGATAAATTGATGTTTAAAGAAAATACCATGCCGAAAGATATCACTACCGAAACCTTGCGACTTTTACAGAAAAAACCAAATGCACGAGATGTATATAACACTCCTGAAATCGTTGCGGCATCGCCCGAACAAGTATTTGCATCACCTGACCAAAATATGAATGTAAATGCATCTTCGCCTCAATATGTAGCGGAAAGTTCACCTGAGTATTGGCCCGATGATTATTCTCAAAATCAATCAAAATTGATACCTAATAATTCGCCTCAATATATAGCGGAAAATTCACCTATTTATGTTCAAGGTTCACCTGCTTATATGCCCCCGAATGATTCGCCCCATATGGCCCAAGGTTCACCTGCTTATGAAAATGCCGATAGTATTGATTTAGCCATGCTAGCTCATGCTCGTTTTTCTAAGAATGATTTAGTATATTTTAGAGGCGATTTTATACCAACCCGATTGTGGAAAATCACCAATTTAGGAGACAAATTCA